TTCCTTCTGTTGGCAGGAAAGACTGTCTGGGATAAACTCTTAGTCATTCCTAAAACCCCGTCTGCTTTAAAGGAAGCATCGCCTGAAACACCATTATTAGGATCTACTGAAAAACCAGAATTAAGCCAGTAGGTCATTCCATCATCAGCTCTGGAGTTTCTTAAATGGTTAAAGGGAACTAGGTCTTTAACTTCCTGCCTATCTAATACATCCGTAGAAGAAAGCATATCTGCAGCCTTGTCCCACTGGGCTGATGAGTCTCCAAGTTCTCTTAACTTAGTAGATAATTCTAGGACTGTTTTCCAGGGCTCTTGAAGATTATATTGCCTTCTAATAATTCTAGTTTTTACATAGAGGTTTAACTCCTTGTCATGGACAGTTACGATATCGCCTAGATTCCATGTTTCATGTTCATAGCCAGTTAAAATAGATAAATCCATAGCTGATAAAACATAGGATATTCTAGGTTTTGCATACTGGCCAAGTCTCATGTTTGCAAATTCCAGCATCTGATAAGGGTTAGTAAAGGAAGAAGCATCAAGACTTCCAATTCTAAGTTCAGATGAATAAGAGAAATCTTCAACATAATCTTTGCCATTATTTATAGATGCAAAGGTCATCCCATCTTTACCATAGGCATAAAGCCTGGTAACAAGACTTCTAGTATCTACAGTCCTTTCAATACTCTTCATGTTTTTCTTGTATGAAAATAAAGCACCGCTATCTGTCCCACCAAAGCTTAAAAGATGGACTAGACGGTTGGCACTGTCAAAGATTAAATCTCCACCATGTATATTTTGAGTAGCCCTTAAAATAGAGAGAGCATTTCTTTCTGTGGACTCCCAGGTCCTTTTAGTAGAAACAGTTACATTCCCTAAAGACCAGCCAGTACCAAGCAAGGCATAGTTCATAGGAACATTTGGAAGGTCAGCAGTGAAGTCTCTATTTTCTTTTTCTACACTAAAGGACAAATCATAAAAGGCAGCCTCGGCATAAACATAGCTTATGACCTTACCATCTGCAGTTTTTTCATCCTTAATGGTTCTTATTCGGTAAACATCATTTACTATTTGAACTTGTTTTTCATTATTGAGGCTTTCTCTTTTAGGATCATGGAAGGGTAATTTAAACTCTAAAATATCTGCTCCATTAACTTCACTTGTAACGATAACGTCAAAGGCATTATCAAGGACTGACTCCCAAGCACCATTTGAATCTAAGACTACAGGCCTGGCGAATCCCAACCTTTCATAAGGTGGTCTTGGTATATCGTGAAGCTGTATTTCTAATAGCTTAGGGCTCTTAGATGGGTTGGTTGATGTAAGTGTTACCCTATATCTAATTAAGGCCTTGTTAGGGGATTGAAGCTCCCCATTAGGCCCAAGAGCCTGCCATTGGGTCCAGCTTTCTAAATCATCAGAGGTCGATGTTTCTACAAGAGCTATTGATGTTTCTCCTGCAGTATATTCGCTTAAAATAGAAACCCTGCCAGTTCCAATCAATGAACATTCTGCCGACCTAGTATATAAGACTCCACTTGAAGGATAATCTCCATCAATTTTTCTAAGTAGAACAGAATCAGCTTCAGTTAAGGCATCAACATTTGATGATAAATCTCCACCATTGGCCATTATGGAATTTTTAAAGTGGTCAATTAAATCATCTATGTTTGAATTAGATTTTTTTTCATAGAACCAGTCATCGAAGCCACCAGCATAATAGTAGGCATTTGCATGCATGCCCATTACAATATTTGCAGTACAAGATTTATTTAATTCTCCTGTAAAGCTTCTTATAGGAGAAGTCCAAATTGCTCCATCGCTACGATCACATACTAGGTATTGAACAGTTTTATTATTAACTTCAATGATAGTAGCGATAAAATACCAGCCATTATTCTTCAAGCTTATGCTAGGAGTTTCTGTCTGGTCATAAATTAAGGATCCAGAAGAATTGTATAGCATTAACCTTGGCCTACCTTGATATAAAGATATATAGAAGATTGGCTGACCTGGTCCTTGTCTTGTATTAAATATGGGTATAAAGTTTTGTCCTACAGAGTAAGTCGTAGGATTTATCCAGCCACCAACAACAATCTTTTCTCCCAAATCAGTAAAAAAGCTACCATCATTGGTAGCCAGTAGGTGGGACTTTTCACTTGTAGGGTTTACAACATTAAACCTAAAATAATGACCCAACTTTCCAGCAGGAAAAGATGCTGAAGTTCCAGACCAAGCAGATATAAAGAAATCTCTTTTATAAGAACTTTCATCAGCAGTTTTTGTATCTTCCCCAGCTGTATTTTCATTAATCCTCCATAGGCCTTGTGTCTTTTCATTAAGAGGAAATTCCCCTGTAAAGTCTGTTTGTGTTTTTAATACTGATTTAATGGCCACTATATCACCTCCAACAACTCTTAGCATAAATTTTTAATTCAGAAAAAGTAGCACTACTAGTCTCTATTTTTACTTGATTGTTTCCCTTGTTAAGAATAGGAAAGTTTAACTCATCTAAAATAGGAAGACCATTTCTTAGAACATTTCCATTACTGTCAACCACCCTAGAAGTAAGAAGGGAACTATCTATTATTAGGGTTTCTCCTGTTAATATTTTACCAGTTAGCTTTAACTTATCACCATTAGTTGTTATTTTTATAAAGGAAGCAGATGATGAATCAATAGTTCCTTTTAGCTGGTAAATTGGGTAAGATTCTATATTACCTATAGTTCTAGTTATATTTTGAGTTCCGACCTGTGAAAGAGTAAAGCTCTCATCTGTTAAGGCATATCCATTCGGATCTGGACAGATAAAGGTCAGTTCAAAGGCTCCTGCACTAGAGAGTATCCTTTCACAGTCTATTTCTGTATTTAATCTTGCCGAGAAATATCTATCTGGTATATCATCAAGTACTAATTGCTTAAGACCCTCCATTGGATTAAGCCAGGCTGAAATATCATCAAGAGCCTTAATTAAATTTTCAAGCTTCCTTTGAGGGTAAATATTGCAGCTGATTTTAATATATCTTTCTGAGCTATCACAGCCAAAGTCTGCAATTCCTATTTTTCCTGGTACTATTTCATAGGCATTTCTAGGAGCAGGAGATGCTTGCCAGCTAGTAAGCTTTGCTTTAATTTTCATATCTTTAGAATGTACTCCATTAAATATAAAGCCCAAACAACCACCTCCTTAAACAGTTATAAATCTTCCTTGAGCCCTTGATCCAGTTTGCATCAAGTTGTATAATTCTTGGGAAACTTTCCTTATATCTTCTTCGCTTCTTACAATCATTTGCTCTACAGTTACAAGAGGTCCTGAGCCAAAAGCTGCTGCGGATCTACCTGTTCCATGTAAGTTAACATTGGAATCTACATCAAAGTCTTTAGGGATAGCTCCTTGTATATCGTCTGACACCTTATCCATAGCCTTATCAAAGCCTTCTCCAAGACCAATAGCCATATTATCTCCAATACCTGCAAAGACAGTAGAAGGAGATTTAATACCAAGTACACCCTTAACTCCGCTTACAATTCCACCTACAAAGCCACTAATTTTATCCTTTATCCAGGTAACCATTGAGGATATACCATTCCATAGACCTTTAACTATGTCTTTACGTACGCTTACTATTGAAATAGCAGCCTTTCCAATCCCTGTAATAAGAGCAGTTACAATTTGAGGAATAGCAGCTATTAGTTGAGGGATTGCTTTAATTAAACCTACAGCCAGCTGTAAAATTATTTTAATTCCCATATCAATAATTAGTGGTAGGTTGTTAGTAATAAAATTAATTATCCCGTTTATTATTCTAGGTAGTGCCTCTATCAATCTTGGTAAAGCGTCAACTAAGCCTTTAGCAAGTCCCATGATTATTTGTAAGGCTGCATTTAATATCTGGTCCATATTTGCTAGTAGAGTTTCAACGATTAAGATAATAGCCTCTACAATAGATGGGATTAGCTCAGGTAGTGCTTCTGCAATTCCAAGGGCTAGGGCTACAACTATTTGTATAGCAGCTTCAATGAGTATGGGTAGGTTTTCAATAATAAATTCAGCTACCGTTGTTACAAGATAGACCACCATTTCTATTAAAGGAGCCACGTTTGAAACTATGGCATCAATTATTCCAGTAAGAAGAGCAATAGCTCCTTCTAAAAGTGGAGGGAGGAGGGTAGGAATTAGCTCTACTAATACATTTACGAGTTCAGTTAGCATCACAGATACCATCTCTATTACTTCAGGTAGGTATTCACTAATTCTTTTAATTCCATCCATTAAAAAAGATGATATTCGCTCCCCTATAGCTGTAATATCACCTTCTTGAAAACCATCATTTAAAATTTCGGTTACATCTCTTACAAGGGAAGTAACATCACCTACCACTTCACCTGCCATATCTGAAAACTGTTCTCCAATAACTATTTGAAGGCCTTCATAGGCAGATTTTAAACTTCTAACTGAACCTGCCAGACCACTTTCCATTGTTTCAGACATTTGCTGGGCTGCTCCGTCGGCATTCTCTAGTTCTTTATAGAGATTATTCATCTCATCGCCTGTACCAGATAAAAGAGCATTTACACCAGCTAAGTCTTGTTTATTAAAGATATTACTTAAGGCATTCATCTTGTCTGATTCAGAAAGACCGCCTAATTCTCTGTTTAAGTCTTCAAAGATGTCATTCATCTCTCGGATATTTCCTGATGAATCAGTAACACTTATTCCTAAAGCATCTAGTTCTTTGGCAGCTGCTGAGGTAGGAGAAGTAAGGCTCATGATTATATTTCTAAGTTTTGTTCCACCTTCAGCACCCTTAATACCTCTATTTGCTAAGACTCCAAGCATGACATTAAGAGTATCTAGATCCTGGCCTGCATTTTTCATGGTAGCACCAGCGACTAGAATTCCCTCACCAAGTTGCTCTACGTTGGTATTAGACTTTTGAGATGTTCTAGCCATCATATCCATGTAGGAATCCATGTCTGATATTTCAAGACCTAGAGCTGCCATTGAATCTGTTACTAGGTCTGATGCCTTGGCTAGATCCATTCCTCCAGCGGCAGCTAAGGTTAAAACTCCAGGAAGGGCTTCAATAGCTTCTTCGGCATCATAGCCTGCAAGGGCTAAAAAATTTAAAGCATCTGCAGATTCAGAAGCTGAGAACCTAGTACTAGCACCTGCATCTTTAGCAGCCTGGGATAGTTTTTTAAAGGCTTCTTCACCTTCTTCGCCAACAAGGCCCATGGTAGCTTGGACCTGTTTCATTGAGTCCTCATAATCTGCATAGACATTTAAGGAATCTTTTATCCACTTACCAGTAGCAACAGCACCAGCCCCAATAGCGGCCATAGCAGCAGCTGCGACCTTAAGACCTGCAACTAAAGTTTTACCTGCAATTTCACCAGCCTGCTTTAAACCACCGACCAACTTATCTATCTTTTCCTTATTTAGCTTTTTAACTTCAGTTTGAGACTCTTTTAATTCTCTTTCCATGTTGTTAAGTTCAGCATTGGCGTTATTTAGCTGGATCTGCCAAGCTAAAGTTCTTCTGTCATTTTCACCAAAGGAGGAGGCGGCGTTGGCTAAGGCTTTTTCTAAGGTTGATACCTTGTCCTTTTGTGCATCTATTTCCTTATTAAGTTGATTGTTTCTGGCAGTAATAGCCTTTATTGATTTATCATTTCTATCAAATTCAGAAGATACGAGTTTCATTTCAGAACCTAGAACCCTGAAACTTTGATTTATTTCTCTGAGGGCATTTTTAAATTGTCTTTCACCCTCGATACCTATTTTCAAACCAAAATCAGACAAGTTATCACCTCCTTAAATGCCAACTGGAATAATATCATCAATAAAAACTTCTCTTTTAGGCTTAGCTATACCAGTAAATTGTTTATGGATTTCCCACTGGTCTAGTAGTTCCCCTATAGGCATAAGCCAGACTTCAACCTCTGGTCTATGAAGCTGGCTTACACCATAATAAATAAGTCGAGCAAACAATTCTTCATCGCTTACTCGACCTCCACGTTTTTTGATTCAGTTTCCTCAGATTCTACATTTCTTTTAGTTCCCTTAAACATAGCCTCCATAATGGCATCTTTATAGGTTGCTAGTTCATGGGGAGAGGTTAGAAGTTCCACATCATCTTCAGTTAGCAGTTCTTCTTTTTCTCCATTTAATCTGCTATTTATTAAAATACTTTGATTGGCAAGTAGAGCAATAAGCCATACGATTTCTTCTAGGGCCATCTCAAAATTTTCAGCTTTCATTAGCTTTTCACCTAGATTTTCAAGACCACCGTATCTTTTTGCGATTTCTTTTGTGGCCTTTGTAGTTAGAATTAGGCTGTACTCATTGCCACCAATAGTGATTAAGCTTTTCCTATCATTATCAAGCATTTTATTCTTCACCTCCTGCAGTAAAGACAGGTTCATAAACCTCGGTATACCAGCCAGTGATTATTTCAGATGATACACCTTCGTCACCTTCATTAACCTCGGCTTTCCATGGGTGTTTCCCTTGGCCGTCTATTTTATTTCTACGAAGTACAGTCCCCTCAATAGTGGGGGTGGAGAAGGTAATACTATCTCCCTTGGTAGTTAGGTTAGTGGCGGGGATACCAAATTTCACACGGTAGAGCCAGAAATATCTGTATTTTCCATTTGCCTTTTTTGCCCTAAAACCAATAGCTACAGGGTCACCGCCATCTTCGCTAGTTGAAATTAATACATTATTATCATCAATGGTTGATCCAGTTAAATCACTGGCAATGGTGGCACCAATATCGTCAATACCAAGGGATAGGGTTCCGTTTTTAAATTCCTTTATAATCTCTGCAGCCCCGTCATCGGCATAAAGAGTTGCTTCAGCAAGTTCTACAGAAAGTTCTGCTGTTATGGCTTTAGCTAATGGTTCAGGGGTTTCATAAGTTTCATCCCCATTTGATTCTTCAGTTATTTTTGCATAATAAAGTCTATCAAGACCTATTGTTGCCATAATTTAGTCCTCCTTATCTAATTCAAATTTATATGTTTTTATTACATCGATGGCATAGTGGTGATAGCCTGTATCATCCTCATGGCCAAGGTATCTCATATCAGTAATAGTAAAACCCGCACTGATTAAAGTACGGGTTAGTGTGTTTTTCATCTTCATATAGTTGCCTTTGG